AAGCCCTCTTTTTTCTAACATTAAAACATAATCTTGTTCAAACTGCATTTCATGTGAAGACTGTGCTACCGTATATAATGGCATATGCCAACTATGAGGATCGCATTTACTTACATACCCTGGTATTTTAGGGTCATCTAAAGGAGCCATTCTTCTTGTTTTAGTGCTTTTAGCAAAAAAATCAAACCCTATTAAAGATAAGCTTTTATAATTTTTTACTTTAAATATAAAAAATAATATTGTTAAAAATCCTGCAGAAAATCTATATTCAGATTTTGTAGATTTATTTAGCTCTTTCATCATTTCAAACATTTCTTTATCAGAAAACATTGTTTCATACTTCATTTCATTTGGCAACTTATCTTCTATAATCCATGTTTTATCATGCCAATTTTTTCTACATCTATTTAATAATATTTTTATATTTTTATATTCTCCGTTTTTAAATTCAGAATAAAATTTATTAAATAATCCTGCTCTGAATTGTCCAGTTACCCAAATATCAGTTCTTTTTCCTATTGATTTTTTCTGCTTATCGGTAGCGTCTAAAGCAGATCCAAAATGCACAACTATATCATGGCTGTCTATAAACTCATGGTGTTCATGTTCCATGATTTCAACAGAATTACCAACTAATATTATTGATTTATTTTTGGTATTCTTGAATATACTTGATGCCATTTATCTGCGTGTTCACAATTTTCATAATTTGGTAGCCAAGGGCCTCCTTGAGTATAATGTAAAGCTTTATAGTTATTATCATTATAATAACCTACTAAATAATTATATTTTTTATCTATTGAGCCTAATTGTTTAGGATTAACCCATTGGAATTGATGTAATGCTTTAGCTGAAGCTCCATCTAACGACTCTTTTGTAATGTGTTTAAAAGCCGTTGGATCTGTCCATATTATTAATGAACTCCAGAATTTTTTTGGATATACTTTGTTAACTTGATTATTCATTTTTGTTGTTTGTATATCATCTGAATTTATTTCATGTTTTACACAATGAACTGGTTTTGACATATCAAGTGTATCTAATATTTCTGATGGATTACATAGCCACACAAAGTCTTGATCGCAAAACATAATAGTTCCTGTAAAATTAGCTGTAAGCGGTGCGTAAAATCTTGTAAAAGAAAATTCAGTTGATTCACCTTCAACATCAGCTCTACCATAAACGCCAGCGTTTTTTAATTTTTCTTTATGTAAATAAGTAATTTTGTGTTCATTTGGTGAACTATTTTCAATTATTGATTGCCTGCATACGCTACTAGCATCTTCATATCTTGTGTCGTGTCCTATAAATATTCTCATTTTATATTTTTTTACCTGATGTTCTTCTATTAATATCGTCGTGATTAAATTCAGCCCAGTATAATTCAAATGCAATACCATCTTCTAATCCTTCAAACTGATGAAATTTACCGGGTTTAATCATAGTAAAGTCGCCAGCTTCAAGTATTGTTTCATCAATTAAACTTTGATCATCTTGCCAAACTCTTATTAGCATTTTACCAGACTCAACAAAAAATCCATTCCATTTAAATTTATGTTCGTGCTCTGAACATTTAAATCCTTTGTTGTATTCTATTCTGTGAAATTCTAATACACCATTTTTGTGTATCATTTCGGTTTTACCCCAAATTTTTCCTGCTTTCATTTAATAATATTTGTTTTTGTTTTTGTACATCTACATAAGGCGCAGAATGCCATGCGGATATTTCTCCTATTTCTATATGCTTTGGTTGATTTAAACACCAGATTATTATATCAGCCATTTCGTCGTTACTTAAACTAGGCAATTTTGAATTTAATAAACCAGGATTTATATCAATTATTTTACATTTTTTATTTGTGTTAAATTTTAAACTATTAGATAAAAAAGATAAAGATGCTTTTGAAGAAGCATACATAAAACCTTTAGATATATTTGGATATGCTGCTCTACTTATAATATTTACTATTGTTTTATTTTGATCTTTCCATAAATTAAAAACACTAGATAATAATTTTGTTTGTGCAAAATGTGCATGTGCATTATTTATAAATACATCGTAATTATTATTTTTAATTTTATTTATAATTTTATTTATTCCTTTATCAGAATTTAAATTATAAATTTCTTTATTTGTACTCTCTGTATTTTCTAATTTATTAAATAAAGATTTGCCTAAGCCTTTAGACGATCCCGTTATTAGTATTTTCATAAAATTTATTAATTAAATCAAAACTAGGTTTACCAAATAAAGTACCTTTTACAGAGCACTTATTACAAGGGCTTTCTGTTCTATCACCATTTTTTAATCTATTTCTAACTTTTTTCATTTCATTTGACATCCAAACATCCTGTAAAGTATTTTTTAATAAATTACCTATAATTTTTTCTCTTCCCCAATCGTTTGAACAAAACAAAACATCTGCATTCCAATCAATAAACATTTTATAAAAAGGATAATAACATGGGGTACCTTTCAATTTATTTACATCATCTTCATCTAAACCAATCCAATTAATCATTCCTGATCTATTGTTTAACTTTAATCCATAATCTTTTTGAGAATAATGTGCTCTTAAACTATATTTTTCTTTGCTTATTTCTGCTTTATCCATTATATCAATAAATTTATCTGCTTGCTCTGGACCGTCATATAAATTTATGTATAGGATATTTAACCCAGCATCATATAATTCATTTACAAATTTAGGATTTAATTTATCGCCATTTGTATTACATTCAAATAAATTATTTTTTAAATGTCCGCGCATTGCTTTAATTATTTTAGTAAAATTTTTATTTAATAAATTTTCACTAAAGCCACTAAAAGATAATCTACCCTTATAATTATAATTACTTAAATTTCTTGCAATTAAATCTGCTGTTTGAACAGACATATTTAAATTTCTATTAGGATATACATTAGAATCGAATCTAGGACAAAATACACATTTCCTATTGCATAACTCTGTTGTATTTATTTCAATAGTTAAAATAGAATCTAAAGGATTATTACTATTTTTTATTTTTTCTAAATGCTTTTGTTCTTGTTCTTTTCTGTATTCTAAAAAAGAATCAGCATTATGTAATTGCTTTATGTTTTGTTGCAGCCGCATGTGTCTTCAAAATTATACCATTTAATTCTTTTGCTTTCACCCTTAGGTGTTATATTAAAAGATTTTAAACTTTGTTGTTTCTTGTTAGCAAAATGAGCACTTACCAATATTCTTGGCTCTAATACATCAACTTTATGATATTGATATTGCGGTATATATAATAAATCCCCAGGCTCTAATATAAATTGTGCTTTTATATTTTTAGGCTTATTAGGTGCGAATTCTTCATATATAGTCCAAGCAACTCTTCCTTCACAATGAAATAAAAAGTTTTCTGTTGAATCAGAGTGAGCTGGAAAACTATCTGAATTATTACCAGAAGAACAATATATATTAATTTGACCTCTATCAAAATATCTTTCAAATTCTTCACATACTGAATATAACGATTCTCTTTGATATTCTGCAAATGGTAATACAAATGTACTTCCTTTTTGCCAAGCGTTATATATTTCTTTTTTTGACAATAAAGGCATTTTTGATTTACCTAATTTAATTTTTTTATAATCCCATTCTTCTTTTGGAAATAATTCTTTATTAATAATTTTTAATCCAGGTATTTCAGGATATTGATTTAAATGATTATTAAAGTTTTTCCACGTATACATCGTTTTTAATATACTGTATCTTCTTATAACTAAATGTTGTTTACCCCAATATTTAGTCCAAAATACTTTAGGATCAATAGGATGTAACATTCTTTCTAATGTCATAAAATTTTTATAATTTTCTGTATTTTTATTATCCATCACAAGCTAAACAATTTTCATCCATAGCTGATTCAGCAATGTCGCCTCTCAGTACAGATTCGGTTCTCATATAATATAATGTTTTAATTCCTTTTTTCCATGCTTCCATATGTACTTTATTAATCCATTTTGGTGTGGCTACAGCTGGAAAAGCTAAGTTTAACGAAACAGATTGGTCAATATATTGTTGACGTATACCTGCTTGATTAACTAATTCTAATTGATTAATTTCTTTAAATGTTTTAAATACTTCCTTAGCTGGTATATCATTATACTTACCTAGCATTACATCATTTAATTCTTTTATACCTTGTACAGAGCCACCATCTTTTAAGATTTTGTTCCAAACTTTTTCAGTGTCGATTTTATTTCGTCTAAGCACCTTTTTAAGCGTAGGGTTTTTGCGAATAAATGTACCTTTCGCAGACTGTTCCGTGAATACGTTAGCAGCCCACGGCTCAATTCCGGGAGAGACATTTCCAGAAAGTTTACTATTGCTGACAGTAGGTGCAATAGCACGAAGATGAGTGTTACGATAACCAGAGCCACGACACCAAAGAGGCTCCCCAAAAGTTTCAGCAAGCGCCATGGAAGCTCTTTCAGATTCGATTTTAATTTGTGAAAATATTCTTCTAGTTTCATATTGTGCTAATAATCCTTCAAATGGTAAACCTTGTTCTTGTAAATATGTATGCCAACCTAGCACGCCTAATCCTAATGCTCTACCTTTTTCAGCAGATCTTACAGAATTATGAAACCCAACTTTACCTTTTGATTTTTGTATAAACTCTTCTAATACACCATCTAAAAACCATATACTATCGTAAATTAAATTTGTATTTTTCCATTCATCATATTTTGCTAAATTTAATGATGATAAACAACAAACAAATGAATGAGACTCATCAGTATGTAATGTAATTTCACTACATATATTTGTCATATGTACTTTTAATCCGTGCTTTCTGTAAGCATCTGGATTATTTTTGTTTGTATTTCCCTTAAATAAAATATAAGGCTCTCCAGTTGCTTTTCGCTTTTGTAATAACTTTCCCCATAGTCTTCTTGCATCTTTATCACCTGCATCAAGTTTTCGCATGAACTTATCGCCGACCACAGCGCACTGGTGTAAGTTGAGCGATTGACGATTAACGTCTCCTTTAGGTTCACGTATTTCCAACCACTCTTCAAAGTCGGGGTGGTCAATATTAATGTTAACGCTTGCAGCTCCTCTTCGGACAGATCCTTGATTCGTGGCAAGTATAGTGCTATCGTAGATTTTACAAAAAGGCACAGTTCCATCAGATGTTCCATTTCCTGTTATATTAGCTCCGGCGGGTCTAATCATATTTATTCCGATGCCAACTCCGCCGCCGTGTTTTGCGAGTAGCATCATCTCGAGATTTTTCATTCCAATCTCATATATTGAATCGCCAACGTCTATACCAAAGCATGATATAGGCAAACCTCGATCTGTACCAGTATTAGACAGCACAGGAGAAGCTAAACATAGCCAACCCTTCCATATATATTGAAAAAAAGTTTCAGCTAGTTCTGGACGATTTAAACGCTTCGCTACAGTTGTAGCAACACGCATATAAGCATCGCGCGGCGATTCGCCATTAACTAAATAACCACCAGCTATTGTTTTCTTATATACATCTGTATCACCCCATGAAGGGTAATCTTCATTCTTTTTCCAATTGTTATTCCACATATTTTTTTAAATTTATTTTATATGAAGAATCTAATTTATGTTTATCTATTAACATATGACAAACTTTAGTAGTTTCTATATAATATTCTTTTTTTGTTAATTTATGTTTAAATAATTCATAAAGTTTTTCTGTTTTACAAACATCTGGTCTATCTTCATATATTGAACAAATATTTTCTTTTGTTAAATATCCACAACTACCATCTTTTTTTTTAGGTAATCCATATTTGCCGCCCGCTTCCATACAACATGCCCCACACGCTGAACATAAAAATTTATTTGACATTATATTTTTTTAAATGTTTTTTTATCCAATGATCCCTATATTCTTTTCCATTTGCAAATGTTTTATTGCACATGCTGCATCCTATTTTATGTTTGAGATTAAATGCCCTATCCAAGCGATTAATCCATTTATGTTTAGAGCTACTAGATTCCATTGTTTTCTTGCTGCTGTTTGCACCATTACACAAATAAATCCCGCAATATATAGCTTAGGTTCAAGTGTCCATTGTGCTGCAACTAAAAAGCCAGCACCCATGTAACCTATACGGGTTGATATTTTTTCAAGAGGTGTTAACCTTTTAGTTGTTGCTATTATTTTTAATAAC